CTATTTAGCTTTTTCATTATTATTTTTTGACATATAATAAATTATTAAAATTACCCCTATCAAATTACATCCAATAGATAAACCTATTAATAATCCACTACTAAATTTTCCAAAATCACTTGTCTCATTTCCACAAAAAAATATATATGCCAAATATAATAAATTACCTAACACAATTAGGAATATTCCTGTCTTTAAATTCTTCATATAAAACCTTCCTTTCAAATTACTATTCCTACTATAAATTTATTTTTTTATCATCCTTTTTTATTTCTATATATAATTGCTAGTGCAGCACAAATAACAATTACTATAATTGTTCCTACTGTCCAACCACCAAAGCTCATAATTAAAACCTCCTCGTATCAAACTAATACTTGTAATTTGAATTACTTTCTATTCAATAATTTGTTTATCAAACTTCCAATAAACAATCCAACACTTGCAAAAACTAAATACCATATAGAATGAATTAAAGCTGACTCATTATAATAAATGAAAACTGATGGTATAAATAATATTGCAGTAAATATTGAATAGAAATATTTGATTTTATTATTAGATAAAATTCCAATAAGTAATGATAATATAAATGTTCCTATAATGATTAAAAATACCATTCCCATTGTATCAGTTGGTCCAGCAAATATTGGTAATATATAAAATAACACTAATTGAGGAACACTTATAATAATTTCCTTAATATACTTTTTCATTAACTATCCCTTCATTTCAACAACTTACTATTTATCTGTCATTTCTATATATAATTATACCATAATTTCAACATATTTTGAAACTAAATTTAAACATCCAAGATTTATCCAACATATCTAGTATATATCCAACAGTTGGAAGTAAAATAAAACCTCGCAAACCTTTTAATTAATTGATTTAAATAAAAAGTATGGTAGAATTCTTCCATATTTTTAACTCAATTTTGCAAGTGCAAAATAAGAAATGATAGCACAACTATTCCTATATTTATATAGAATGAATTAGGGCAGTGCTATCATTCTCTTTATCCTGCTTATTATTTACTTACTTATTTTTCATTAATTATCTCTTTAATAGTAGGTCTAAATACTAATCCAAATGTAATATCTTTGCCTTTAAATAAATTTAAATCTATTATAGGTATCACTTTTAGTAGTTCATAATTATCTGGTATTGCAGAATCAAATACTGCCATACCATTTTCAGTTCTATCTCCTTTATCTTCACGATATTCAATTTCAAAATATTCTCTTAAATAACCCAAATATTTATTTACTTGTTTTCTTTTCATTGGAGAAGATACTAAAACCATTTCTTGTTTATGATTAACTTCAAATGGTAATTTATAATCATAAGCACCAACTTGCGTTAATTTAACTGCTTTATCAATAAAACTACTTCTAAAGTTTATTTGCTTAATATCTAAACTACCTGTATCAGTTTTATCAATCACAATATTATCTATATATTTTGATATAAATTGTTGTTTTTCTTCTTTTGTTTTTATATCCCATTCAAATTTATAAAACTCTTTTTCTTTATAACCATTATCAATAGATATTTTTTCTATATCTCTACGAGCCATAACTTTTTCTATTGTAAAAGTATGAACATCTAATTCATTTAACTCTTGTTTTTTATTATTTAATATTTCTAATTTTTCATTTATCTTTTTTAGATCCTCTTCAAAATCTTTGAGTTCAACTATACCAGTTAGGTATGCTTTTTTAATTCTTTCTTTTTGTTTAATGTATCCCTCAATTTCTTTATCTAAATTAAGGTCAGTATTCTTATCTTTTTTATCTGCTAATATTGGTAAAAAGAAGCTATTACACATTTGTTCAAACTCTAAAAACTCATATATTGCTTTTATCATATATTCTTCAACATAATCTTCTCTTAAATTGAAATGACAAAACTCACAATTATAATAAATATATTTTTTCTTTTTACCACCTGAACCTTTACACTTCATTATTCTTCCACATTTAGGACATACTAATTTTTGAAAGAATAGATAAGTTCTAGTTCTTGTATAAGTTCTTTGATTAGCTAGTTTTTGTGTTTGGCATTCTTCCCACATAGCACGAGTAATTATAGGTTCTACAACATTCATATAAATAACAGTATCACGACCAATTTTTTTAGCAATTCTTTTGTATTGTTCATAGTCGCCCATGTAGATTCTATTATTTATAATCTTTTCTATATCAGTATCATGCCAAGATTTGTTTAACACTTTTTCTTTATTAAAAATATTAGATATTTGTTGATAACTATTTCCCTCTAAATAAAGATTAAATATTCTTTCAATAATATGTCTAGTTGTTTCATCTATGATAGTTTTTTTACTACCATCTTTTTTATATCCAAGTGGAACAACACCAGGTAAATGGCCTGATTTTATAGCACCATTAAGTCCAAACTTTGTTCTTTCTGATACGATTTCTATTTCTAGTTGTGAAAGAACCGTTAACATTCTTACAAAGAATCTTCCATTAGCAGTACTAGTGTTAACATCATCTCTATCACATACAAGATAACAATTATATTTTTCTAGGATATTAATTAGTTCTTCCAAATCACGAACGGAACGAGTGACTCTATCTAACTTATAAGCAACTATATAATTTATTTTACCTGTTTTAACATCATTAAGCATTTCTTGGAATTTTGGTCTATGTTCCATATCTTTTGCACTTATTCCAGCATCTTCATAAACCTTAAAAACATTATATCCTTTAAATTCACATAAACTAAGTAGTTTTTCTTTTTGCTCTGGCAAACTAAATCCAGCACGAGCTTGATCGTCGGTACTAACCCTAATGTAAATACCAGCATTCTTTATTTCTTCTTCACACATTTTAATCCTCCTTAACAAAAAAAGGTGAAGCAATATTTAGGCTATAAATACTACTTCACCCAATAGGTTTAATATTTTCTATAACCATTATAGCACAGATTTTGTCATTATTTTAGTTTTTTAATGAAATCTTTTAAATCAGATAGTTTAATTTTGGTATTTAAATCTCTGTAGTAAGCAAATTCGTGTCCGTTAAATAAAGATATGTCTTATTATTAATAATTGCTCTATGAGGCTCTAAATAGCCTATATTGGTAGGCTCTAATTTTAATAAACTACCATTAATGAAAATAGGTTTAGTATTATTAAGCCTACAAGCCCATTCAACTTTACTTTTAAGTTCATGACTTATTTTAATTTCTTGTTTGATTATTTTTATCATAATATCATCAACACCTTTCTTAAACGACAAAAAAATCAATCATTTCTGATTGATTTAATCATTAACATCGCTTGGTGCGACGATTTTTGCTTCTGGAGCAGGTGATGAGAAAATAAAGATATAGATTATTTAATTATATTTTATAATATTACCTTATATTTTATAATAAAATGGAGTTAAAATAGATATTTAATAATATTGTTTTATATTTTTTTAAGATGTAAATAAGATGTAAAAATTCATCTATTTTCCTATTAATTCATTATATTTCTTTTGAGTACCACTTAACCAATATTTATTTAATCCTGTTGGATCATTAGCAGCACCTATTGGACAATATTTAGGCTGAATTTTTATAAATTGCTATAACCAATTTTACCCCTTTAATTATCTTTTTCATTTGACATTTGTAACGAACTATTATATAATTTTAGTAGGAAAAGGATTTTACTCCTTTCCTACAATAACTATATTTTTATATTTAATAAAGATATAGCCTTGATTTGCTAATTCGTAACACTCAGCTAAAGTTAAATTACGAATTGGCTTTTTCTTTGTATCGTTCATTACTTCTCCTTTCTGTAAGATTCTTTCTTTATCTTACATATTAATTATATCACATTTAGTACTATATGTCAATACTTTTTCTTGATTTTTAGTACTAAATGTAGTAAAATAATATTAGGAGGGATAAAATGAGTGATTTTAATCAAAAAGAATACATCAAAGATTGGAAAAAAGAAAATTATAAACAATTCAAAGTAGAGTTAAAAAAAGAAGAAAAGGAAAATCTTGATAAAGAACTCAAAAAGCACAATTTATCTGGATCTGATTTTGTTAGAATAGCATTCGATTATCTAAAAAGAGGAAAATTAAAAAAAGAGGAAAAAGACCATTAATCCAATTCCTCTTTTATTTTATTCTATAATAATCTGAAATTTTGTAGCAGTTACTCCATATACACCAGCATAACCATCTTGTCCATTTTTCTTTTCATTGTCATATTGATAAGGATAGTCATTGACTTTATATTTAGCTTTTTTGTATGGTCTTATATTATTAGGAGTATAGTAGTAACATTCTACACAGTCAATAATATTAACTATATCACCAGCAAAACCATTGTTAAAGTCATTAATATCATAACCAGTAACAAATGGCAACCAGCCTTTTCCTTTAAGATGTACTCTGTACCTAATAGATCCTTTATCTACCTTAATGGCAAGCCCAGTAATAGGACTGTTTTCATAGCCTGCATAATCATCTAAATTCTTAACTTCTGGTAACCATTGATGTTTTTGAGTTCTTACTTTATAGTAACAATTAACGACATTGGTTGATATTTGTGAATTATCTTCTAGTTTAGCCTTTATCATGTTAATAAATCTGTTCCAACCCATATCTAATGTTCTATGAGGACAATATTTGCCACAATAATCTTGATGTTTAGTTACTCTATCAATTCCCCAATTATATTTCTTTAATAAATAAACGATTAGATCAACAGCATTTTCTTCGGCTTTGATAAATCTATCTCCGCCTGATTTAGAATAACAAATTTCTATTGCTATACCCTCTCTATTTCCTTTGCCATTTCCATCCGAACTGTGCCAACCATTTCTATCAAGTGGTAGTCCCTGCACTATTTCTTTATCATCTACTGCATAATGAAACGAAGTTTCATAGTTATTATTTGTCATATATGCTATCTCATTTCTTGCAGTAGCATCGTTAGCGGTGTTATGAACTACTATTCTTGTCGGTGTCATACTATAAGGGCATTTTATTCCATACTTACTTTCTGGAACTAATTTTTTTATTATATTTACCATATTATCTACTCTCCTTTTACTATTTTTTCTAAATTATGAAATACATCGTAAGTACCTCCCGCGATTATTCCACTCAAAGCAATTGCTATTTTAAAATCTTTAGTAACAATCCATTCAACAATTGCTACTATTAATCCTATCAAAATGTTTTGAATAGGAATAATTCTATTATTTACCCAAGTTGATCTTTTAGAAATATATCCTAAAAGCCATGTAACTATGATTGTTACCAAACTTATTAATGTACTTAATTCCATCTAAATCACCTCCTATTTCATTCCTAATTTTACAAATATAAATGCTATAACTCCACCCACAAAAGCCGACACTACAAATCCCCAAATAGAATCTAATTTTTTGCTGGGCTTAGCTTCGATTGCTAATACTCGATTGTCTATATTTGTCATATCTTCTCGCATTGCTTTCATTTCCGTAGCCATTGCCTGAACAGATAAAGCAAGATTATGAATATCATCAACTTTCAATTCCAACTTATCTAATCTTTTTGTATTAGATTTACTTCTCTGCTCAGTCTCTACTAATCTTTCTAATTCTTCTTTTTCCATATTATTCCTTTCTAAACTGCTTCTACTGTCAAATTAGTACCATCATATCTGATGTAATGTTCAGAATTAGCAGTTCCATATTGAACAATTAATTGTATATAATCACCCTTTTTAACATCTAAAATGCATGGACTAATACTTGTAGAACTCCAAGCTCCTATTCTTCCAACCATACTTGTAAAATCAGTTTTTACACCATTTTTAAAAATCTTAAACCAAAGCCAATCTGTTGTTGCATTCTTGGCGAAAGCATTCATATTTATTTTTATTCTTGAAATATCATCGCCGATTTTTATAGAATGATTAGAACTATCAAATTCAAGTTTAGAACCTTTTTTTAAATATTTATTAAAGGCAACTATTGTTTCATCTGAATTTTTAATACTTTGATCAGCAGACAATGTTAATGTAACAATATTTTTTTCCACATTATCTGCACCTAATATTAAATTATTATCTAAATTAACTATTGTTTTATTTTGCATTAGTTTTGTATTTAATTTATACTTCTACTTTGTTAATATATATTTAGTCAGTTTTTTTTGTAAATTCTATAGTTATATTATAATTTGCTTTTTTTAATGCTGCACCATGATAAAGTTGAAGTTCACTGTTATGAATAAACAATCCAGCAAAATAATTGGAATTAACATAGCCTCCTATTGCAACTCCACCATTTGTTGTTTGAATGCTACCATATGCTTTTTTTATAATTATACTATTTGTGTTATAAGCATTAGTAAATGTCGTAAAATCATAATTGTTAGTTATACCACTAAATGACCTTTTATAAACATTTTTTCCATTTTCATCAATGCCAATTATTTGTTCTTCGTTAGAATATACAATTCCCTTATCTAAATAATCTTTTAATGCTTGATTATTGTATTCAACATTTTCGCTTCTCAATATTTTATCATTTTCTAAATCAATTTTTTGTTTATTCATATTAATAGCATTATTTATTATGCTATTCTTCTCCAACGATAGATTACTATATATGGTGGCATATTATTATGTGCTTGTCCGCCACCAACTGTCGCTGAATCAACATTATATTCAGTGCTTTTATCAAAAGATTGTCTAACTAAAGTATAGTGTGATTCTGCACTGCCATTATAAGGATGTGCTTGTGGAATCCCATGTGCATGCGAAGGTATCATATCTGTAGTTAATGTAACTTCCTTTTCCCCACTCGTTTTTCCTACAGTATTAAAATCATTATCATTGATATCTATACAGACTGTTACCCTACCTTTTCCATATAATTCCCATGTCCCAATATATCCATCGTCACCTGGATTGTTGGGATTAGTGCTTTCTAAAAAATCACCGATTCTATAATAAGGTCTAGGATATGCAGGATTACCATCTTTGTCATATAATTGAACTGGTATATCATTCATAGTAGTCACCTACCATTGAATAAAAAGAAGTAGAAGTATTAATTAAATTAAATACTTCCCTCCTTTCTCTTTTGAGAAGAATTGCTAAATAATGCAACCCCCCCCCTCATTAACTTGTAGTTTACTTTTTTCATTTTATCAAATCCTTTCTTTTTTATGTATTACTTTCACTATTTTCTGATACTTCTGTATATGTTAAGGTTTTTGCTAATTTAGTATCAATACTATCTAATTTCGTTTTTATTTCATTAAAATTTGCTATGATTTTATCTTGAAAGCCATTAAACCATTCCGACTCAAATGGTGTAGAAGTATCTGGCAAATCCTTAAACTCTTTTTTTACTATTGCTTCCATTTATCTTTACCTCCAATTCTTTTATCTTTAATTTTAATTTTTCAATAATAAGCTGTTGTTCTTTAATAGCTTGTAGACATAATGCAGTCATTGAATAATTGTCAACACCTATTTCTTTTCCATCATCATCAACAGAAGTAATTGTATGTGAATAATTATATTTATCACCAATAACAAATCCTAAATGTTTTTTATGATCATCATTTTCAGATTTTAGATTATATTGATAAATATCAGTTACCATTATTTCTTCAATTGCATTTGTGAACTTTTTAAAATTTTTCTTACTACTTTCTAAAGATGTTTGAGTAAGCACTGGAGTTGTTATACCGGAAGAAAATACACTTGTAAAGTCTTTTCCATCACTCATCATTACTGCTGGAAGTCCTCTGTGCATATATGCTAATAAATAAACATTTGAAGACATTTGAACATTCATTCCATTACCTAACAGTTTCATTGAGGAAATTTCTTCTGTTTGTCCTCCAGTAGATATTAAACTTTTCATAGTTAAACTTGGATTTTGAGAATCATCAATTAAATCAATTTTTCCACTGTTGATGATTATATCTTCGCAAGTTACCTGCCCTTCTTTAGTAACTTTGAATTTATTACTATCAATATCCATTTCATCAGATGTAAGATTAATTTTCTTTCCTTTTAAATTAATTTTATCCGCTTCTATTTGTATAAAAGAACCATCTTCAGCCTTTTCAGTACTCAAATTTATTTGAGCGATAATATTATCTTTATCCGTCTTCTTTAGCAATTTTAGATCTATGTTTTCATTATTTAATGCTATAGATGAATTCATTTCTATTCTAGTTGTAAATATATCAGTATAATCGTTCTTTTTTGCATATTTAAGAGTATAAGTTAAATCAGAAAATGATTTCAAGTATATTTTGTTATATCCTTCATTTAATTCAATTTTTAATAAAGGTAATTTTTCTCTAATTTCCTCATCTAATTCATATAAACTTAAATCATTATTTACACCAATTCTACGAATTATATATGTTCCTGTGTAATCAACTATAAATTCATCATAAATATCATTTAAAACATTAAGCCTTTTTAAATTGGTTTTAATTTCTCTCTTGTTCCCATTAATATCTTCAATTATTAAATTAGAATTCTTAAAAAAAGTATTGCTTCCTAAAAAAGTTTGATTTGATAAAAATAACAAGGATAAATTTCCTTTTATTGATAAATAAAGAACACTACCTTTAACAGCATCTGTAATTTCGATATAATTATTAGCAGTTAAAGTTCTAGTAACATCAACCAATTTATTTACTGACAAAGCCAAATTATCATATCCTTCAATTAAAGAAGTATCTATTTTTCCAGAAGTAATAAAGTTAGCATTAAAGCCACCATCAATAGTCCAAGCAGTTACAAATGTACCATTAATACCAGTATTGCTGAAACCGATACCACCATTATTCATCAAAATAACATTTTTTGCTTGTTCTTTTGGTAATTTATCTACAATTAATATTTTATCTCCCTCATAAATTACAAATGAATTTCCTAAAGTACCCCATATTTTATTAGTGGCATCTATAAGTTCTTTTTCTAAAAATGATTTTGTTTCGTTTGAATTATCTTTGGAAATTTCGTTGGCAATAGTATTCATATTTTTTAATAAGTCTTTTAATTTGTTTCTGAAATTACCAAATTCGATATTTTTGTATTTCTTACTAATTACATCCCACTTTACCGAAATGACATTTGTTGTCATTTTTATATTTAATTTAGGATGGTCAATATAGATTATATCTCCTACATCAGTTATATTGTCCAAGTTAGCAGATAAATTATAATTTACCTTCGGATACTTATTTTCTTCTAAATAACTTTTGGCTTTTAATCTTAAATTTGCAATCAATCTTTCTGTAAAATCTTCATCAGATTCATTTTCTTCTTGTTTTAGATCTTGATCTATTTTTACAATTTTTGAAAAAGGAATATCATACAATTTATCTTTAACTTCTAAATATTTTTCTGGAAGTAATAGACCATCTTTACCAACTGGCATAATTTTTGTGACAACATTGTCCCATACTTCTTCTGCCTTTATACTAGTAATATTTTTTCTGTATTTTACAACCACTCCTCTGTCAACACCAATATTTTGTTTTATACTTATATTGAAATTATCTCTTACTAAATGACCTCCCCATCTATCAATCAAAGTGGTAATTGCTTCACTTAATAATTTCCTAACACATCTATAAGAATTAGTGCTAGTAACATCTGAATTAGTTGTAAATGGTGTTTCAACATCACAATTTTTGTTAAGATAATCTAGTGCATAATTACAATCTTTATCGACTATATATTTGTCATCTATCATGTAATTATCAGTATCAAAATAAACATGATTAGCCTTAACCTTTACTCTTGAATTGGTTTTGTCTATTTTTACTATTCTAAATGACTGATTTCCCTCCGGAAAAGGTGTAGGACAATTGATTATCATACTTGCTTGATAATAATCAACTTTTTCAATAGAATCTTCTACTTCAATATAATAATCACCATTGTCCTCCTTAAAAACAATCGCAGATAAAGGATGTAATATTTTAATTCCATTATTATTAAATAATTTTTCACTAGAATCATATACCCTTATCATTATAACCACCTACTTTTTGGATCAATTATTATTCTTGTTAATGTTCCAGTCCAAGTAATTGTATTTTCGCCACTTTTTAAAAGTGGAAATTCGCCTAACATTTGTCTATTTTTTAATACACCATTTAAATAAGCATCTTCCTTTTCACTATCAATAACTACTTGTCCATCTGTATCAAAATTATATTTAAAAATTTCTACTGTATTTAAGTAAAAATGTAACTCACCACTACCATATAAAGTAATTATAGGTTTAGATACCTCTAAGCCTACATTTGTCACTTTTACTTCATTTTGATTAGTTATAGTTACATCTACTTTAGATTCATTTAATTTATATTTATATGGTTGAACTATAAAATTAACATCAGCCTTTCTAAATCTTATCAATCTATTAAAATCAATAGAATCAACTATTTTTGCTTTATAATACTTATCAGATTCATTACTAAATGTTACATTTCCTTCACCATTGAAATATTCAATTATTTTATCTATATCAAAATTTCTTGTTAAACCTATATTCAATTTTTTAGAATATGATTCATATCCTAAGTCTTCTAATAAAGAACCATCAACACCATCTATAACAGTTTCTTTTACTCTCATTTTAGGCTTAGTAATAGGTGGTAATTCACTAATTAATAGACCAGATATAGTATTGCTACTAATACCCTTAAAAGTTATACTATTACTCATGAATATACCACCTCTTCCACAGCATTTGTAACAAATGTCCCCATTTCTTTTTCATCCATTATAACTTTGACATCTTTTAAAGCAGTTTTAAAGGCAATTACCATATTATCAAATGAACCTGAATTTGCAACATTTTGATAACTATTGTTACCAATTTTTGAATTTATTGTTGTATCAAATTTTGTAGGAATTGCATCTGCCATCTCTTGTTGAACATCAGTCATTGTATCAGTAAACCCTTCGCCAATACCAAGTGCTAAGTTTGTTCCTATCTCATCTTTAAATAATTTAGATGGCGAATGAATACCAAACAGATTTTTAATAAATTTAGTAACATTCCCTACCCATCCTTTTATTTTATTTTTGATCCAGCCCAGGCTTCCAGATATACCTTCCCATATGCCTGCCACAAGATTTAAGCCTGCATTTTTTATTGTCTGATAGCCACTAGAAATCCCTTTAACTACAGTATGTATAATCTCAGGAACCCTACTATATAATGTTCCTAAAGATCCAATTATACCAACAATCAATTTACCTATCAATTGTCCTCCTGCCTCTACTATTTTAGGAAAATTTCTAATAAAAGCATCAAATAGTTTTTCAATTATTTCTGGTACTTTGTCAATTAATCTGGGTAGTGCCTCTATAAGTCCATCAGCAAGTCCTAAAATTAACTGGATACCTGCATCTATAATCAAATCTATATTGTCAATTAAAGTTTCTACTATTAAAACTACTGCATCCACAAGTGCAGGTATTAATGTAGGCAAACTTTCTCCTATTCCTTGAACTAATGCTAATATTATTTGAACACCAGAATTAATAATAATCGGTAAACTTTCGATGATATATTGTAAAATATTTCCAACTAAATCACTTATTACAGGCATTAATGCAGGAATATTTTCTGTAATTCCATAAACCAACGACATTATTATTTCTGATGCAGCATCTAATAAATATGGCAAATGCTCCATTAATTTATCTACAATATTTGGAATAACATCAGCAAAACTTGATACTATATTTTGAATTACTGGTAAAACATTCCCAAATACACCCAAATTAGTCTCTGTTCCATCACCAAATATCGTGGTCATAAGATTTTCAATTAGCGAACCCATATTTTTACCACCATTTGCAAGATCTGTTAAGAGATTTTGCCAAGCACTTTTCATCGAGTTTATTGATCCTTCTATAGTGGTTCCTGCTTCTTTTGCAGTTGTTCCTGTTATTCCCATTTCCTCTTGCATTACATGTATTGCTTGTGTTATGTCAGCAAAACTTGAAATATCATATTTTATACCACTTATTTTTTCAGCATCTGCTAACAACCTTTCCATTTCTGATTTTGTTCCACCATAACCTAATTTCAAGTTATCTAACATTGTATAGTTTTGTTTTGCGAACCCTTGATAAGCATTTTGTATCATAGACATATCTGTCCCCATTTTATTGGCATTATCAGACATATCAGTAATTGCCATATCTGCAAACTCCGCACTTTTGGCAGTATCATTATTTAAACTCTGTAATAAACTCGCCGAAAAAGATGTTACCGTCTCCATGTAATCATTTGCGGATAAACCAGCATTTTTATATGCATTATTGGCATAGTCCTCAACAATATTTGCACTATCTTTAAATAGTGTCTCTACACCACCTACTAACTGTTCATAATTAGCATAACTATCTAATGCTTGTTTACCAACATCTAAAAAAGCTTTTCCAATTTCTAATGTTGCACTACCAATTTTTTTTAGTCCTCCAACAATTACATCACCCAAAACATTTGCCTTAAGTACATCGCTAAATTTTAATGCTCCATCTCCAGCATCTTCAAAACCTTTTTTCATTTCTTTGAGTTCTTTATTGCCTTTATCGGTGGCATCTTCCATTTGCTTTAATTGATTTTCTGCATTATTTAGTTGTGTTTTAAATAGTCTAACTGTTTCATTATTACTACCATATTCTTTTTCCATTTTGTTAAGAGCTTCTTTTAACTCTTTGACTTTATCTTTCTGTGATTGTAATGTATTCTTCATAGAATCATAAGAAGTTTTGGCTTGCTTTATATTTTTGTCTCCATTTGAAAATTCAGTGTTTGTTAGTTTTAACTCACTTGAGACTAATTTTAAATTGCTAGTAATATCTCTTAAAGCCTTTTTGTATTCATCTTCACCATTAAGTTTGACTGTTCCTCCAAAAGAACTTCCTTTTGCCATTTGTTTTTACCTCCCTTCTAATCAGGTAAAAATTCACCATCATGACTGTTTATTTCTTCCAATTCACGATAAGTTGTTTTACTTAATTTAAAATCGTAATGATTTTTATATTGTTTGTATAATTTAAAAAATTTACAAAATGTCATTCTACCTATTTCTTTATCAGAGTAAAGTAGTAAGGTATGACCTACAAAATAAAACCACGAGAAATCTATCTCATCATCATAGTTCTCGTGGATTACATGTTTTTTTGAGTTTCACCAGTATTAGTTGAATTCTTAGCAGTTTCCATAACTTTTTTTAGTATTTCATCAAAACCAATTTCTGAAATTATTCTTCCTACTTGTTTTGAATTCAATAAAGGATTATTGTTTCCTTCTATTTCATTTTCAATTTCAATTCCTTCATTAATCATGATCATAAGACCATTTTTCAAATCTTTTATATTTGGCTCTGATTTGTTGCTAGACACTTTTTCTCCCCAGGCAGATATAGAACCATATTGATCTTGTATTTCTTCCATAACATTCAAATTAAAACACAATGGATAAGTTCTATTTTCAGTTACGAAGTGAACCATTTTATCTTTCATTTTATATTCCTCCTAAAAAAATAAAGGCAGAAAATTGATATTAATCTTCTGCCTTATTTTGATTTTCTTTTTTGTTATTATCGATTACTTTAACATAATCTTTTATTTCTTTATATCTATCCTTAGATACAGTTAATTCTTTATCAACTTTATACAATTCTTTAGTATCTTTATCTTTAAACATACTAATTACTTTTACATTAATCATTTTTCCCTCCTATGCTGATGGTGATAATAAACCATCTAAATAAGTAGTTGCAGCAGAAAGTGTATCAAATGTTTGATGTTTTTCCCAGTCTCCTTCTTTTAAACCATTAAAGGCTTTCTCAAGTCTCATTACTTTTCCCTCAAGTGAAGAAGTATTAAATTCAATACTTTGACCTTTTGTTTTATTATCACTAGTTATTTTTGTAAATCTTACTCTAGGAAAAAATTCAACTTTATATTTCTTTGAGCCATTATACATTTTAGGAACTATGTGACCATAACTTAATTCTGGTGCAATATCATTTTCATTTGATGTCACTTCACCTTCAGTAGTTATAGTTTGACCAAATATTGTTGCAACGAATTTATCTTCATCATCTGCTATAGTAATGTTTAATGCTCCATCAATAAATGAATCATCATGTTCTGCTAAACCATCATTTGCATATAATTCTGCATTCGCATAATTTGGACTAAATTTTTCGTCTATCACTTTTTCAAATACAGGTACACTATTACCAGTTAATGCTTTAAGTTTACCTGCTTCTTCATCATGTAAATTATATTTTGCTATCTTAAAACCGACTCTAGCCATTTTCTATCATCCTCTCTTTCTCAAATGAACAGGTTTTATGATATAGTCCAGTATCGTCATCTAACATCTCTGAACTATCACCACTCCAAACCCAGTCGTTTTCTTTCATCATTTGTTTTACTTTTTTTAGAATATTTAAATAATTTTTATCACTATATATATCTATATCTAAAGGACATACACTACATAAATCATCATCATTAGCACAAAGTTCAGGAGTTTCATCTAGTAATTTCCAAGTTATAAAAGTTTTTTTACTTCCTTTATACTTTAAGTGTTCTACAGGTATTTTTACTTTATCAACAATTATTTCATTACCTAAAATTGATTTTACTTCTTCATTCATTAGTTATCACCTATATATTTCTCTTGAACTTTTGTCATTGCCATTTCAATTTCTTTCTTTTTAAAAGACTTTCTCAAGAAGGGTTTTTTTTCTTCAGTTGGAGTTCCATATTCACGAGCCATCGCCTTTAATGGAATAGGTTTTCCTTTTGGATACTTTTTTGTTTTTATACCATCATATCCATAAAAGCCAACATGTGTATTTATTCCACCATCTTTTGGTGTCTTATATACGCGTGTTATTTTCAAACCTTTTTCTAAAGATTTTGTTGTCTTAAAAGATTTTTTCATATTGCTAACAATATTCTTATAAGCAACATTAGCACCTTCTTGTGTCATTTCACCAATCATTTTTTCCGCATTCTCCTCTAAACCTTTAAATTGTTTAATAAGATTATTCGGTAATTCTTCAACAAATCTTGCCATTACTTGTTTACAACCTTTGCCTGAATTTCTAATTCGATATTTTCTTCATCTACATTATTCAAATACTCTATTGAATACTTTTTATTGTTGTATATGATATTCATATCTCTTGTTATTTCAACTTTTGGATATCTAATCGTAAAATTGGTATAGGCTTTCTCAAAATCAGTATTATTTGAAATAAGTTTATAACCTTTTGTAGTTTTAACCTTAGCGAAAGGCTCCAAAACAATTACTTCTTCGGGTATTTTGAATCCTGCATTGTCTTCTGAATCTTTTATACTAATGATTTTGATTTTTTTATTATATTCTCCTGGATTTTTAACAATTGAACTCATAAAAGATTTCTCCTATGCATATTTAGAATTGTTTCTACAACTCTATTTATATTCTTACCATCAACATACATAGTTCTATTATCATACATATCTTGGCAAAGAATATATACAACGATAATAAAATCTGCATAATCATCCAATGATTCACTATCTTTTTCTTTAGTTTCTATAGGTATTCCTGTATAATTAGATATAAAGTCTTTAGCGATATTTAAATATATATTTAACTCTTCTTGTAATAACTTATCATCAGTTACATCAACTCTGATATAGTTTGCAATATCTTGATAAGTTATATCACTAACTTTTTTCATATTTTTCCCTCCTTTATGAGGTTATTTTTTATTTTTCTTATTATCAGTTGATGTATCATCTATTTTTTCATCTTCTGATAACTTTTTTTCTGCTTCTTCATCTGATACTAGTGTATCATCTGTTTTTTCACTTTCTTTGTTAATAGTAGATAATTCTTCTATTTGCTCTTTTAGCATTTTATTTTCTTCAGTTAACTCATTTATAAGTGAATTAGCAGATTCCAACTCATCTTTTAATATTTTTTCATCAGTTGGTGTATATTTTTTTATTAGTTTAGCCTTCATTAAGTCTTTGACTAGGGCATCATTAGGAATATCCCTAATTTCGCCCTTTGCCATAGAAATAATTCCGCTAAAACTTTCAATAGCTTCATATTTCATTATTAAGACCTCCTAAATTAAGCTGCTGGTGCTGTAACGACAGCAATTTTTTGCTTATCTTCTACTTTAGCATCTATTTCACCCCAAGCAACTATACCAATTGCATGTTGTGCTGCAAATAACTGATCTAGGATTTGAATTTCTGTTTTTTCACTTTCTTTTACTGCTAGTCCACTAAAATCACCATAGAAAATAACATTAGCAGATGCTGTACCTAATTTAGAAACATTATCAGAAACATAAACATCTTTTCCTAAAAGAGTATATCCATATTTAGATGAAAGATCTCTATTTAGTAAATAGTTATTATTACTATCTTTTAATTTTTTAATAGCAGTTCTTGTTGCTCTATTCATAACCCAAATAGAATCTGCTTGATAAGAATCAATTACTAAATCTTGAGTTTCAATTAACTCATCAGCAGTAATAGCAGATTTGCTTGCTAAAACCTTTTTCATATTAGTAGAGTCGTAAGATCCTACAACACCGCTTACTTTAGATGTAGTTCCATTTAATAACTCACCTTCAATAAACTTAGCAATTTTCTTTGCCATTTTATTAATTACCCAATTTGTTAATTTGAAGTTACTATTTTTTAATAATGATCTACTGATCTTTGTTAATGCACCATATAAGAATCCTGTTAACTCAATAGTACCAAACTTATTACTATGTGATGTTAAATCAGTAAACTCTGTAGCATAACCAACAGTAACACTATCAGTAGAAGTATCTTCTGTAGGTATATTTACTGTTCCTGGAATATCATAATGAGTAGCAAGTCTATAAACAGGTGAAATTTCTTCTACTTTTTCAATTATTTTATCAACAATTGTTTTAGGAATAACAGCACCATTATCAGTTTTAGTTAGATTACTTGCATCTGCCCTATTTGTTTTTAGAGTTTGACTTCTAATATACTCTGCAAAAGCATTATAATCATTTCTTTCTTCTACTGAAGTATACATTCTTTTTTCAGCAGCAGTTAGTTCAGATTCATCCTCTGTCTTTTCTGACTTTTCTTCCATCTTTTCAATTTTATTTTCCCTTTCTAGAGTTGCATCTATTGAATTAATTTCTTTTTCAATTTCATCAAATCTTGCAACTTCTTCTTCTGACATTACGCGATTTTCTTTTTTTGAATTATTTAAAATATCTGTCATTTCTTGTCTTAAATCATTTCTTTTTTCTTCTAAACCTTTTTTATTCATGTTTTATCTCCTCCTTCTTTTTTTCTTAACACAAATGTTTAGATTTTTTTTAATCTTCTTAATCTATCTTCATAAGAAGAATAATCAAAGGCTCTATTGCCTTCTTCTTCTGCGGCTGAATTTTCAGGTATTGTCTTTTTTTCATCAGCACCTTCTTTTAATTTCTCAAGAATGATATCTGCAATCATTTCTGCAACCAATTTTATTTTCTTTTCTTCCTTTTCAATGTTGATTAATTCATGTTCTTTGGTAATTTCATCCCAGTTGTTATCTTCTTTTTTATCAACAGCCTTATGTTTTTTTCTTGCTTCTTCTTCGATTTCCGCAATAGTAGATGCTCTATATTCAATGACCTTTTCATTTTCACTTCTTGCTTCTATGCTTGTACCATAATAAGCAGGCGACTTTGTATCATCTAATATAGATACTTCTAACAAATCTAAACTAGTAACTGTTCTTGTTTCACTATTACCATCTTTACCTAACTCATCAGAATTAGCATAAAAGCCAAAACTCCAACCAACTAATTTATTGTTTTTAGCCTTTTCTATTACATCTTTATCAGTAATAGTTACTTCTGCTCTAAGCCCTATGTTATCTTCCTCGAGAATTGCAGTTCCATCTTTTGTTGTAGCCAATTCTCTATTTTCATCATGATTTAAAAGTACTTTTACATCATCGTTTCTCTGCAATGCACTTTTAAATACTCCGGATCTAATTCTTTCAATGAAAGTTCTTACTTTTCCATGTAAAGATTCCCTAATAGGCTTTGAATATCTTTCAACCGCATTAACATATCCATTAATGACAACAGAATCTTCTCTAATTTCTATGTGCATTTATATCACCTCCTTCACCATTTATATTTGAATTAACATTTTTATCAGTATCAGGTGAATTATCAATATTTATATTTTTATCAACAGTTCCAGACTCGCCCATTTTAATTAACTTGTTCGTATTAGGAACATAAATCTCACCAGTTTCTGGATTTAATAAAACATCACCAAGTCCTAAATTAACCATATCTAATCCTGGTAAAGCATCATCATCTTCCATATAACGAATCTCATTTCTTGTCTTAAATCCTGTTTCTATAGCGATTTTATAAGCCTCAAATCTTTCTTTCATTAATCCTTTTAACAATTCATTGAAATCAGGAGCAAAATAAAAAGATTCTTTCTCTTTTTCGAGTAAAAAATCTCTATTTAAGGCAGTGGTAAATGCAGTAGCAATAGGCATTATAGCACTCTTTATAAAATTGTTATAATCACTAGATATGTGAAATATATCTTTTATTTCGCTGATAAAAGTTATATTTTTTTCATTTAATTCATTTTCTTTAGAAGTATTACTTGCTTCATCAAACTCTAATCCATCGTTTAATACAACTGTATTAGCATTTCCTAAATAATAATCTTCCCAAGCCTTTTTTAATGCCTTTAATGATTTCTCATCGAGATGTTTTGGAGATTTTAGAAAACCTTTACGAGAGCCACCAGTAAGAATCAAATCATATTCATACAATAATCTTTGACGAGCAGTTTTTATTGCTGTAGATATTTCATTAACCAAACCTCTTCCACTAGCACCATCTTTGGTATTTCTCAAAAGTTTGATAAAGTTATAATCATCATATTCCTCGCCTTTTATTAATATCTTGTAAGACTTATATATTGGATCATAATTTTTATTAATTGTAACTTCTTTATCTTCTACATAAAACAAACCAGAAAATTGATTCTTTATTTTTTTAATGTATGCATAGCCACCCTTACCTAATAAGTAATCTTCACACATTGCCCTTTTCATTTGAAATCCATCAAGTTTATCTTTTGTATCATCGTTGATAATACGAACTCTAGGATCATCATAAACTTCTTCTGCTTTGAGTTTGTCTTTATTTTTAACAGTCTTATATAGTTTAAAAGGTATCATTGCAAATGTGTCACAAATCAAATTAACTGAACTACTTATTACTGGAATAGACAATGCAACATCTCTATCAACTATAGTATCTTTTAAAATAACATTCAATAGTGGGTCTTCTAAAGATTCAGCAGTAGCTTCTGTTTCATCTCTTTTATTTTTTGAAAATAAATTAAAAATCTTCATTTACTATCACCTCCTTCCTAGAAAGTTTGCACTATGAATCCATCTTCAAAGATAACATCTTGCTCAAGTAGATAACAAGCATTGATTAATGAGACTACCATATCTACTTTTCCTCTAGATTTTTTCTTTGTTACATATCGATTCATATTTGTATCAAAAGTACATCTTGCATTTTGAAAATTAATTTCAAGCAACTTATTATCTTCATATTGAAACTCTCTATTAGATATTTTTTCAAATAGTAACTTTGTTGGAGAATGCAAAGTATCAGAATGTTGTCGAATCTGTACACAATTTATTCCATCATATTTACCGCCATCTCCACTTTCCCATTTTTGTGCAGAAGACATTGCATTATATCTATCATAGCCAAGAGCCTTTATCTTAACATTATATTTTTGTTCTATATGAAAAACAAAATCCTCTATAACAGCATAATCAACAGTCTTATTTCCACATGCAATACATTTTAATGATTCTATAAAACTTCTATAATTTATTTTTTCAAATTGTGTTTTCTCATCAATTCTTCCTTCTGGAATAAATGCAATTGCATCGGCTAGTATTTTTCCATCATCTTCAGCAACCATTCCAACAGAACAATTATCATTTGACATTGAAAGGTCAACACCTAAATAAACTTCTCTACCAGACCAATCTATATGAGATACTTTGCATTGTAAGACATCATTGATATCAACATAAGATTCAGTTCCCTGACCTTGATAAATAATATTACAATGTTTAGTAAGAAAATTTTCTCTTGAATTTTCTATTGCTATTGCTCTAGCCCTTTTTTTCAATAGATCTTGCCATATTTCTGGAATCTCCAATGCTACAGGGTTTGCTTGCTTAAGAATAATATCATCATCAGTCCAATTTTTTGGATTATCAGGCTCATATAACAATGCAAATATAGTTTCATCTTTTTCAAGTTTATCTAAAACTCTTTTTGAATAAGAAATCTCATCTTCAAGTGGATTATCAGCGGTCGGATATTTAGTTGAAATAATACAACCTAATTTATTTAATATGTTTAATTGTCCAGATCTCATTGCTTCGATTGCATAAGAATTTGGTAATGCTCCAACCTCATCTGCCAAGAAAACATTTGGAAGTTTACCATCCATACGAGAATTTGAATAATTTAAAGGAAAATATTTACTTCCCTTTAAAAGAAATTCTATCGAATCTCTTAAAATCTTAAATCTCGGAGTATCTTTATGAAGATAGAGCATAGGACTTGATTTTAATGTTTCTTCGATTGCATTTTTAACTTCTCTAGATAAAGCACCAGCTGGAGCAACAGAATAAAACTTACTAAACTTTGGTTCCATTAAAAAAAGCAAGATAAACAGTGTCGCTATAGTATAGGTCTTAAAGTTTTTTCTTGCTATTTCTAAAATTGCTGTCTCATACTTTCTTTTTTCTGGGTTATCTCTTCTAACCACCGCTAGAATAGAAATATAAAAAAGCCATTGATAATTACAAGTACACTCATATAATGGTGTACCCGCTTTTAATCCTTTTGGCATTATTAACAATTTTAATATATTTTCTATTTGTTTTACTTTCTCTTCATTAAGATAATATTTCTTATCTTTACCATTTGCAATTTTAATAAACTCTTTACATTGCTTTTTAACATATTTAGGTACATACTTCGAACGAAGACACCATTTAGCATATTTGTATGCTTTATTGTCCATTATCTAATTCCTAATGCCTTTAACAACTCGTCCTCATTCTCTTCTTCACCCTCATCAGTTCTCAATGATTTAATAATTTTAATTAGAATTGCAACTGTCTGATTAGCAGCAGTCGAAGTTTTATTAAATTCACTGATTGCTGGATTCGTATATAAGTTCTTTCTTCCTTTAACATATTCTTTTGTTACCAATGCTCCACTCTCATTTATCTTTTCTTTTAAATCACTAAGAATCTTAAGTTGAACTTGATATCTTTTGAATGTAGTTAAGAATAAAAAATTTTGCTCTACTCCATGTTGTTCAGCAATCTTCAATATTTCACTTGCTTGCTCATCCAAACTCATTTCCAACACTCCTTTCCAAAAAAACATACGAGAAATTATATTTTGTGTGAACAGAGTGGATAGGTGAGGTCTTTTACCTTTAAAAAGAAATTACTCTTCAATGGTAGGGGGGATACCTAAGACTATATCACTTAATATCTCTCTAGGTATAGCTCCTGAATCAGCCATCTTATGGTGATAGTTACATAGAGTGATAAGATTATCATTGTCTAATCGTTTGTTATAATCTTCGTTAATTGGTACGATGTGATGTACCTCTAACTTATTATAGTTATAAACATTAATCGTATTGTATAACTTGTTTATACAAACCTGACATAAGTATTTATCTCTTTCTCTTATCTCTATACTCTTATTTGTCCATCGTGTACTTCTTCTGAATCTATCCGCTGCATCACTATTATCTTTATTTTTATACTTTCTATAAGGACAGATATGATCTTGTGGCACTATACCACAGTGACTACAAGTCTTTAACATGATCATCATCTCCCTAACAATTAAAAAAGACAATAGTTATTTTCTACTGTCCCTTTGGAATACTTCCATGATACCATTGTAACACAAGTTTTGTAAGATTTTGTAAGATTTTGTAAGAACTTTACTTTTTTTTATTTTTTTTAATAAGTTCCTGTTCAAGTTTTGCTATATCACTCTTAATTTGTTTTAATAAATCGTAAGTATATTCTCTTGCAAATGCTATATCTTTTGATATTTCTTTAACTTTAATATGTTGTATAAAGTATTTATAATAAATAATATCTTTAGTCTCTTTACTATCTTTTAATTCTTTTTCTGCATCTAGCATTTGTCTATTATATACTCCTAATAATTCTTTTGCTAATTCTTCTTTTGAATCTAACTCTATTTTTCTAGTTGTTAATTCCATCATCTTATCATTACTTGACTTATTACTATTAACAACCTCCCTCATTTGAGAAGTTGTAGATAACATTGAACTTATAATATCTGCTATTTCATTTTGGATATTCTGTAATTTTATTTTGGCTTGTTTGTAATTATAATATGTAACAAAATATTTCTTATAATTCATCTTAAGCCTCCATCTTCCTATTTATTTTTGCTGCCGATCCAAGCTAATATTAATATTGTAGTACATATAATTAATGTAATTAATACTCCATTACTCATCTAATATCTAATCCTTTCTAATTTATTTTTCTTTTCTTTCATTGAGGTTTTAGTATATATTGCTGTTGTATTTATATCTTTATGACCTAAAATATCCGCTAATTCATCTAAATCAATTCCATTTTCTTTACATTGTTTAGCAAAGAGATGTCTCCAAGCATGTGGATGGATTTTTTTAGGATTGATTTTTGCACTTCTTGCTATTTTTTTTAGTCTCCTCCAAATAGTAGAATTATTTAACATTTGATTTTCATTTACAGGACTAATAAAGATATAGCCACTCTTTATTTTATGATCCTTACAGTAGTGCTTAAGATCCCTCTTTAATTCGTTAGTCATTATAAGGACTCTTTCTTTGCCTTTGTTATAAGCCCCTTTTATATAATTACTATCTAGATTTTCAACAGTAAAATATTTTAGTTCTTCTATTCTGGCACCTACATGAGCAAATATTTGAATAATATAGTACATATCCATCATATTCATTTTTTTAGCCCATCTAAGCATTCTTTTATGTTCTTGTATTTCAATCTGTTCTTCCAAGACTGATTTTGACTGCTCTTTAAATTGTTTTATCCTATAATCTTTATCTTTATTTTCAGAATCACCATAACCAAGAAACTTTAAAAACTTATTAATGACAACTATATATTGATTTCTGCTTTTTATTGAATATTTTTCAATTAGACTATGTTTCCAATCAATCATTAGACTCTTACTTAAAGTAAAATCATTATCTACAAAATCAATGAATTTATCAATTGCATTTTCATAACTTACTAGAGTTTTTTGAGCCAATTCTTCTAATTTTAACATTTCTATAAACTCTTTTTTCTTTTCTTTTAGATTTTCTTTAGTCATAATATCAACTAATATATACCCTCCCTTCTATCTATTTATTTAATGCAAGATATGTATATTATTATATTGCACCTAGTAGACATTGAATTAACCTTTATATATCAATGCTTTAACTAGTTTTTACTATTAAAAATAGTTTTTATGATTTTCAGTAGTGTTTTTAATAAATTTAATACCGTATTTTTCTTGTAATTCTTTTTCTTTTTTATTAAATTTAATATCAAATTCTTTTTTTATTGAACTATATAGTTCCTCTTTTTCTTTTTTATAAGAATTAAACTTTTTTTCACATTCTTTACACACATCATAAAATTGGTCAAAATCAGTAACCGTTTGATAACTTTTGGTTATTTCTTTACCACATATATCACATTTAATTAATCTCATTTATATTCACTCTCCTTCTTAAAATATATTTCCAAATAGATCATTAAATTTGCTAGCAGCTTCAATATTTTCTATATCTTCATCGGTCAATGCTTCTATTTGTTGATTTTGAATTTCTTCAATATATTTTCTTTTAAGTTCTTTAAATTTATCAAAAGTAGTTAAACCTTCTTGCATTAATATTTCTAATATCGCACTTAAACATGCGGATACTTCATTTTGATAATCTAATTCTTGATTTTTACCCCTATATAAAAAATCTTTTAATTCTTCTTTTTTCATCTATTTATCTACCTCCATAAACGATTCTTAAAATATTCAATAATTTATATGTTATTTTTTCTATTTTCATATAAAAATCTATATTTATTAAAAATTATCAAATGTTTTATTGATTATTTACTTTTTTGCTATTCCATATTTCATATTTTCAAATTGTTCTTTTGTTACTATTGATTTAATATCTTTTTCATAAATTGTAGGGCTTTGAAAATAAGTACTTCCTACTGCAACATTTACAAATGTTTTCAAAACATCTTCAACATAATAACCATTAACATAATCTCCTACTTCAATAAGATCTATTATGCTGTAACTAGCATTTATAATAAATGTTTCACTTACCCAATCATTCACTTCATCAAAATTATCATCATAGTAAAAATTATTTAATTGATATACTTTATGTGGAGTTTCTATATCATCGCAGTCCAAACAATACCAATCTACATCAATATTTTTAATTTTATCTATATGTCCATATCTAGTTTTTACATACATTCCAATTTCGAATTTCATTGTTTATCATCTCCAATAATACAACCTTCAAAATATCCTGTTTCTTTTAATATCGCTTTTCCACCATTGTTAATACAGTTTTCATATCTTTGCTGATTGTCCTTTTGTGAAGTAATGACAACATAAATAAGAAATACTGCAATCAAAGGTATTCCTATTAATAAGGCTTTTTTATCTTCTTTACTCATTTATTCCACCTCTTTTAATATGGATATAACACCATCTAATTCAGCAATACAGCATTCCCATTCGTCATCTGACTGTAAACTTTTGCACACATTAATTCTTGATTCACAATGGTTATATATTTCATCAAGTATATTTTTTTGCTTTTTATTTTCTTTTTTTAAATGTTCAATGCTTTCTTTTAATTGTTGATTTTCTTTTAATAAATCATTGTAATCAGGAATTTTATTTAATCTGTCAACGGTATTTATCAAGTCGTCAACATTAATACTATTCATAGTACTTATAGGATTATTTTTTTCTGCTTTGGGAAGTTTCATAATCTCTTTTAATAATTCTTCTTTACTCATTGCTATCACTTCCTTGTTCTAGTCCTTGCATATAATCTTCTAGTGGACTTGAGTCTAAAATTTTCATTCCAACATCATCATAAATTATATTTTTTCTTATATATTCTTTTAACTTAATCCAATTATCTTTTAATTTCTCGTTTTCTTGCTGTAATTTTTCATAATCTTCTATTATAGTTTGTAATTCTTTTTGAAACTTATCATCAAGTAATATATTCATATGTCTTAAAGAACCTTGTCTTAGCAATGATTTAAAATGTTTTATTTCCTCTTTCATTTATTCCACCTCTTTTAGAATATCAAAAGCATTATTAACTAAATCTTCATTTTCACTATTTTGTTTTTCATCAGGTGTTGAATAATGTTTATAATTGCCTAGTAATTCTATTGCTTTATCAATTGCTCCTTTTTGTTTTTTACATTGTCGCTCTGTTTCATTTAACAATTTGGCACATTGATTATAGCCATAAATTAACCAAGTGTAAGTTTCTTCATCTTCTCCCGTTAGTTTAGCACCTAACTCATCAGCTCTTCTTAAATAGTCTTTAATTTCTTTTTTATCCATTGTTCTTATTTCTCCTTTATCATCATAATTAATCCTATAATTGCTCCTATACCAATTAACCCCCAGAATATTAGTGGTATATATAATATAAGCATTTAATCCTCCTTATTAAATAATATTTTATTTAAAAGTTCTTCTTGCTCTTGATTTAAAGTAGTCTTTAAATATAAACTTTCTATTAATGTTTCTAATCTCTTTTTTTCTTCTTTCAATTGATAAATTTCCTTATCTATTAATTCTCGATATATTTTAGCAGTATTACCTTCAGGTCTTACAAAAAATTTAATTATACTTTTATCACCAAAATAATTTTCTTTAACTTCATCAGTCCATAAATTTATTTGTCCT